GTTTCAGGTTTTCGATCTCGCCGCGCAGGCCTGCGATCTGATTCGTAAACTGCTTGGTGTTGACGCCGGCATCCTTTGCCTTCTGGATGAATTCGTCGATTTGAGCATTCAACGCGTTCGCGGCCGTGACCGATTTCGGCAGCGTGATGCTGTCGAAGCCCTGATTGATCTTGCCCTGCATTTGGGTGATCGCCTGCTTCAGAGCGTCGGTGGCCTTCACCACCTCGGGCGGCAAATCGAACTTGGGCTGCTTGGGCTGCGCCGCGTGTTTGAACTTGTCGGTTTCGCTCGGCACGAATTGGATCGGGGCCTGCAACGGTTTCTTGGTGAACATGGTCTGCAGGTCTTTCCACATCCCAGCAGCCGTGGTTTTCGCGTCCTCCCAGGCTTTCGAAAAATTACCGCTGAGAATGTTCTTAACCGATTTCCAGAAGATCCCGATGGCCGCGACGGCCGCGACGACGGCACCGACGATCAACCAAATGGGCGCAGAAACAGCGCCAAGCGCGATGGCCAGCGGTGCGAGCAGCGGCGTCAAGAATCCCACGAGCCGTATGAGAGTGCCTATCAATCCCGTGAGCGGGCCGAGCGCCGCGACGATGAACCCCGTCACGATGACAGCCTTCTGCATCGGCGGGGACAGATTCGCGAAGCCGTCGGCCAGAGATTTCAGCGCCTGGACGAGCGGGACGAGAAACGCGGTGATGAGCGGTCCGGCCGCCTCCATCAAATTGCGGATGGATTGCGCCAGCACCGCGAACGGATCGTTCTTGCGAGCGGCCGCGGCGGCACCACCGAATTTCTTTTCCAAGGCATCAAGGATTACGCCCTGGGCTTCTGCGCCATGCCCGGTCGCGATCAACTGATTAACTAGGTCCTTCTGCGCCTTCGTAAACGTAATACCCATGCGCTGCAGTTTTTGAAGTCCGGTCGCTGGGTTTTCGAGCGCCTTACCCACCGAGATCGCGGCGCTCTGCAGATCTGTGCCGAGACGCGCCGCCATATCGACAGCGGCCTGTTGCGCTCGATCGAAGACAGCCCCCGAGACATTGCCGAAGGTCAGAAGGTTCGCTGTGACCTTTGCCAGAATCTCGTCGTCATCGAAGGTCGAAAGCGTTTCGAGCGATTTTGCCGCCGCTTGCAGCTGGACGACCGACTTCCCGGATTGAGAGCCGGTGCTAGCCAGAGCGGCTTGAACCTGTCCCAAGGCCTGCGCGCTTTCTTTCCCGGCGGCGACGGCTTTAAACCCGAACGCTATGAGCGGTGCGGTCAACGCGATCGACATCTTGGCACCGATCGATTGTAGCCTCTTGCCTTGTTTCTCGGCGTTCTTCGCGAACTTTCCTATAGAATCGGCGGCCTTGCCCATATCCTCTTGGAACTTGGCGATCGATGCGGAGAGTTCGGCCCGAAGGGCGCCAATTACGGCAGACATATCATCCCTCGTTTTTTTTCCGGCGGATTACCTTCGCGTCGAGCGCCGCTGCCATGGAAAGCACGGCGGCGCGCAACTCGCGCGGCGACATTACACGCGCCGGTTCCAATTTGCGAAGTATGGCATTCAGGTCCGGGAGACGTTTTTGCCGTTCGAACGCCGCCTCATGCCAGGCGGCCCACATATGCAGTTGCCGCTGCCGCACCGCATTCTCGCCGCGTCCCTTCAAAACGGCGAACACCTCGCGATACGTGAGGTCCCAAAAGCAATCCGGATGCACGCCCGATGCTGAGCAAGCGACCAACAGGTCGTCGATGCTTATCTCTTTTGCTTCTGAGGGCGCTTTCCTGCCGGAGCCTCCTGCTCCGGCATGGAGGCGGCAATAGCCATGGACAGGTCGTCGATCACCCGCTGGAAATTGCCGAGACCGTTCTCGTCGAGTAATTCCTCGACCTGATCGATGCTGAGATCTGGGTGATGTTTTCTCAGCGAGGCCCACAACAATTGAGCTGCGGCTACCAGATCGATCTTATTGGATGATTGAAGCGCGGAAAGACGGGCAGTGGTTTCGTCTAGATTTTTGCATCCCCACGCATCGCCCAGGGCCGTCATAGCTTTAATCGAAAACCGCAGCATGAAATTACGGCCGGCGATTGTGGTCTGCCGATCGATTGATTGCGCCATGCTATGCGGTCAAAATTTCGAGGGTGGGCCGCCCGGAAACCTTGATGGTACCGGAAAAGCTCATTTTGTCGTCCATCGGGATTTGAATATTCTGGCCGGTGACGATGCCGGCGAAGGTGAGGATGACCTCGTCCTCTCCCGGGCATGCGGGTACCAGAATACGCCAGTTGCCGCGGCTCTCGCAGGAATCCTTGTCGAATTCGGCCATGAAGCCGCCTTCATCCTGGCTCTGCGTGACGTCGCGCGGTAGCCAATTTGCGTCGAATGTCACTTCCCCGCCGTCCTTTAGACCGCCAATGAATTCGCGCCAGCCGCCGGGGGATGTCATTGCAGTTACGTCGTGCGTGTCGCGGGTGATTGAGGGGCCCGCCATCGATGTGACGCCGAGCATGGTGATGAAATTCTCGGATGATTGCCCATCGCCCTTTTGCAAGAACGCACCAAAACCTGTGCGGGCGTCAGAATCGGCCATGTCAGACCTCCGTGTTCCAGACTCTGAATTCGAGAACGCGCCGTTTGAGACGGGGACCCGCCCGTTCGGTGGACGTCTCACTTAAATCGAAGTCATTTATGCACATGCAAGCGTCAATCGCACAAGGTCTGCCGATCGACGCACCGCCTTTGAAGCCGGACAGGAAGCGCCGGACGGCGTTTTTGACCGCAATGACATGTGCCTCGCCTTTGTCGCTGTAGACGTCGATTTGAACTCGCGCATCCTCCAGACCGGCATCCCCACCAATGTCATATTCGCCGATGCCGGTGATCTTATGGACGATCAGGACCGGATATTCCGGGGCATCCGGTGCCTGCACGGGATAGATGCGCTCGGCGACATACGACGCCACCGAAGCCTCGGCGAGAAGCAATGCGATGATCGTCTGGGTGATCATCTCCCGCGGCCTGCAGCGATCAGCTTTGCCTGTTTGCGCGCAATCCGTTTGGCGGCGTTTTCGATTTCGAGGCCCAACCGCACCCCGAATTCATCGAGCACCTTGTTCTTGCCTGCCTCCCAAGCCGGCCGCATGAACGGAAGCGCAGGGCTTGCCCCAACGCTTTTCCCGGACTTCGTGTAGCGGATGCCAGTCCCGAACTCGACCAGATGACCGTGGGCACCTTCGGGCCAAGTGGGCCCGATGAAGACCTCGACTGTGCCCGGGCCCTTCAGGCCACGCCCGCGTTCACGTTTCTGTCGTGGGCTTAGTGTGGGGCGGACGTCGATGCTTTCTTGCAGCCCGCCATGGCGCTTGTGCACACGAGACCGCGCATCACTCGCTACGATTTCGCCGGCGTCCATCATGGCTTTCTTCATCACCGCCTTTACCTGCGCATCGTTGCCGAGCGCGCGCAGCGCGTTTTCGAGGTCCCGCCAGCCTTGGATGTTGAGCGCGATGAATGAATTCTTGGCCATCAGGGTGCGCCCTCGGACACGATGCCCTTTCCGCGGGCACCCTGGTGATCGGGGCGAGAGGACGTCAGCAATTTCAGCCCCTCGTGCCGGCCGCTATCTTCGAGGATGGCGACAATTTCGTAAATCGCGCCGTCATGCATGATGCGGTGGCTCTCAGGCGCGATCTGCAGGCTTTGGCTGTCGTAACGCAACACCCAGATGGTGTCGGCTTGGCGGACCATCTGTTGAGCGGCCAGCATTTCGGTGCCGGTCATGTTGCGCTTGCTCGCCCAGCGCCGATTAGGCCATGGCTGCCAGACAATCACTTCATCGTTCGCGGCATCGACAGTCTTGATCGCCTGCTCGACCGTGATGCGTCTGTCCATTTCGCCAGCGCTGAGTCCCATGCCCAGCTTTGTAGCAGAGGCAATATGTTCTCAGCGATAGGCTTGACGTATCCACCGTTGGCGCTGCGGGCCGGCTTCCCAAGGGTCTGGCTTGCCATGGAAAAAGATGATGCGGGCGCCCGAAGGCAACGGTCGATTGCCGATCTGTTGGCGATAGGAATAGGCCCCTTCCTCGGTGCCCCATGTCGCTTCGTCGGCACCGAGAGTGTAGGCAATCCACGCCTGATCGGAACCGAAAAAGCCGGCGCGACGCGTCAAGAGCGGCGATTGATCCTCGTCGAAATCCATCCACACGCGCGGCCTGGCCCCGACTTTCAACATGAACATCGAGCCACAATATGGGTTTGGATTCCCCCCCGGCGATTTCCAGATCACGAAATCTTCGGGCCGCTGCCACATTGGCGTGAGATCGCGAACAATAACGCAATCGAGATCTACACAGACGAATCGCTTGCCAAGCCAGTTTCCGGGCTCTGGTGCAAAGAGACGCAGCCGCCGGTAACAGCTTGGATTGTTCGAACCGCTCGGATTGCGTAAATGCCCTAGGTCCGGCCAGAGCTCGAAAATCTCGATGTCAGGCTCGGTGATGCCCGTCGGGTCATCTGTCACAAGGACGAACCGATGTGGATGCCGATAATGTCTGCGCACCATGCGCCGCAACGTATCGACATGGCGAGCGTTGAATTTGGAACGGTAGTGCTCAGGCGGCTTCCACAAGAACGTCACCACCACTAACGGCTCGATCTCGGTCGCCGCTTTGATGGGAATTATACCTTTAACTCCCATGGGGAGCCTTGGGC